TTCAACCTGATTATAGTTTAGAGATTGTTACTGAACAGTTACTGTTATTACAAACAACAAAATTACTTGATGCAGCTAGTTATGTACAAATCAATGTTAACGGAACAAAACCAGATGTAATTGCAGTTGCATCAATTTTACCGCCTAACGCTAAGATAATGTATATTTGGCATGGTGACCGTGCTGTAACTGAATTACCAACATTAAAATTGTTACGTGAAAGAGCGTTAACTACAGACAGTTACATTTTGTATTTTCACAGTAAAGGTGTATCTACACCCGGTAAACAAATTAATTGGCGTCGGCGCATGGAATTGTACTTAATTAAAAATTCATGGGCTGAATGTGTACTTTTCTTAACAAAAGGATATGATACAGTTGGTTGCCACTGGTTAACACCGGAACAGTTCCCAGCTCAAATTAAAACACCATTTTATGGCGGTAACTTTTGGTGGGCACGATCAAGTTACATTGCAACGTTACCTGAATTACCACCTGATAAATGGAACAATAGATATGAGGCTGAACATTGGATTGGGTTAAATAACCCTACAGCACTTGATCTATGTCCAGGTTGGCCAACTGCCGATTAATCCTATGGCAATGTAACTCTGTAGTATGAAAATTAGTGTAGTATGTTGTTATTACAAAGAAACATTTTTAATCCCAATTTTCATGGAACATTATGAATCGTGGGTAGATGAAGTCATCTTAATCACACAACGGTTCCCAGATAATAAAATGAATGATCAGCTTAAAGCTGATTTAATTAATGATACAGTGCGTCGGCTTAAGTCAGATTGGGCAATTGTAGTTGATGCAGATGAATTTGTGTTACCTAACCCTAGCCGCGGTCAACCACGCCAAATTCTTGAACATGAACAACATACAGATGCTATCCGGGTACAGTTCTGGCGTGTATGGCGCCATAAAACTGAACCTGACATTGACAGAATGAAACCGCCTTACGGCCAACGTCGGTACGGTGAACCTGACCATGTTAAACCGTGCATATTTAACCTGTCTATACAATGGCATTGTCATATCGGTATGCACGGGTTAAATCGGTTAGATAATAAACCGATTAAATGGGGGCAACCATGGGTAGGGTTACATTGGTCAAATGCAGACCCATGTTTCAGCTTAACTCGTACACGTAACGATAGATTAAATCGGTTAAGTACAGAAAATATAGCTAATTGCTGGGGGTTTAAGCATGAATGGTTTACTCCAGGTTACCTTGAACAGTTATACACTAAACACATTGAAGATCAACCTATACCGTTCTAGATTTAATTATGCAATTTGATCAGCCTGAAGAAATTGACATGATCTGTTACCAGATGCGGTTAGCAGATTTACCACGGTCAGCTAACCGAGCGAAAATAAATGAACTGTTTAATGGTGTACCGCCTTACACACCTGAAGACGTTGAACGTAACAATATTAAAGTAAACGTAAATTGGTTACGCGGTACGACATTAGCCCATGAAGCACGATCAACATTTACAGATGCATTTCTTAATGTACCACGGTTATTTCGTTGTATAACAGATTTCGGCCCAATTCAAAAACGTGCTGAATACAGTGAAATTGTCACACAAGAAATTAATAAAATTGTACGACGTAGTTTGCCCTACTTAGAAACTGTTCGGTCTAAAGTTGCTCAAGACATTTTACATGGCATAAGTCCAATTGTTTGGCGTACACCAGACGATTGGTGTCCAGAAGCAATTGGTGTTGAAGATGTCATGGTACCAGCTAATACACTCTTAACAATGGTTAACCTACCGTACTTTGCTATCTGGCGCCAATTTACTGGCCCTGAATTAATCCGAATAACGCGCCTAAAGAAAAATCCAGGTTGGAACATGGACTTAGTAAAACGTTGTTTAGAGTGGATAGATGAACAAGCAATGATGTTATTCGGATCGAATTGGACAGAAATTTGGAACCCAGAAAAGGCATCTGAACGTGTTAAATGTGACGGCGGTTTTTATGCAGGTGACATGGTACCAACTGTTAATGTATGGGACTTTTATTTTTGGGATGATTCAGGTCGTAAATCCGGTTGGAAACGACGTATGATACTTGATTATTGGTCTACACCGGATCAACCGACTAGTTCAGTTAGTTCAGGTCAATTAACTGCAAATAACGCGTTAGATTTCGGTCGAAACCAGTTTTTGTACACGAGCGGTGACAGGCTAATTGCACGTGACAGATTAAACATAATCGCATTTCAATTTGCAGATTTAAGTGCAGTTGCACCGTTCAGGTACCATTCAGTACGTAGTTTAGGTTTTTTGTTGTATGCAGCTTTACAGATTGAAAACAGGTTACGATGTCGGTTTACAGAAGCGATCTTTGAAAATTTAATGCAGTATTTACGTGTTCGTAACATAGACGAAGTTGAAGCAGCAATGAAAATTGAACTGCATAATTTCGGTGTTATACCGGATTCAGTTCAATTCGTTACTCAAGGTGAACGGTTTCAGTGTAATCCAACGTTAGTCGAACTCGGTTTACAAGATATTGACCGACTTGTTACACAACACATGACAAGTTGGCGTCCGCGTACTGAATACAGCGGAACAGGCGTTGAAAAGACGCGGTTACAAGTGTTAGCTGAAATGCAATCTCAAACCAGCTTGATTTCATCTGCATTAACACAAGCGTATAATTATCAACGATTTGAATATATCGAAATTTTCAGGCGCTTTTGTAATTCTAACTCGAATAATACAGATGTTAAACGGTTTCGTGCTGCATGTGCACAACGTGGTGTACCACTAGATTTACTTAAACCTGAATATTGGACAATTGAACCTGAACGTGTGTTAGGTGGCGGTAATCGCACACTTGAAATGGGAATTTGGCAACAGTTAATGGCTGTTCGCCAGTTGTACGATCCTGAACCGCAACGCGAAATTTTGCGTGGATTTACCTTTGCAATGACAGCCGATCCAGATCGAGCTGAACAACTTGTACCGCGTACACCGCACATATCAGATTCGCGTTATGAAGCCCAACTTGCCTTTGGCACATTAATGGCAGGTGGTGTGTTACCGCTTAAATCGGGTATTAACCGACGCGACATAATTGAAGGGTTACTCACATGCGCAATGGCAGTTGTGATGCGTATAGATCAAACTGATCGGATGGGTTCAAAAGAAGAAATATTCGGGTTACTTAATGTGCTTAATCATGTACGGCAACATATAGATCAGTTACGACAAAGTAAGACTGAAAAGGCTTATGTAGCACAATACGATAATATCGTTCGTGCATTAACAAAACAGATAGATGGATTTGCGCATCGGTTAGCAGAACATTTACGTGCACAAGGGCCAGGACCAGACGGTCAAAATGAAGCTGTTGCAAAACAGCTTGAAACAATGAGTAAAATTCAAGCGCAACAAACTATTGCACAAGCTAAAGCGCAAATTATGCGTGAAACACATGCCCAACGTACAGCGCAACGGCATTTGCAATGGCAACTTGAACAACAACGCGAAGAAAAAGAACATCAAGCTAAGTTACGGCACGAAGCTGAAAAGGCTGCAATTAAACTAGCCGAAAAACGGTTAAGTGCAGTTGTATGAAATACGATATTAATGTATGCGTTGTTGATAATGGGTTGTTCCCCGAATTAGCACTTCGACTCGCACGTGATTTTGCTAAAGTTTATTACTTTACACCGTGGGAAGATGCATTTCCTGTAATTGAAAAACGGTTAATAGGCGATAATGTACCTGGCATAATTCGTGTTCAAGAACCGTTTCAAAAACAGTTTAGGCAACAAGTTCAATTATACGTTTTCCCTGACATATTTCATTCCGGCATACAACAGATGCTTGAAGAACTTGGGTATGATGTCTGGGGTAGTCGTGCCGGTGATGAACTTGAAACAAACCGTGTATTTTGGAAACAAAAACAAACTGAGCTAGGGTTACCAACAGGTAATTACACAATTATTTACGGGTTAACTGACCTAACCAATTATCTTAAGGAACGGCCAACTGAATCTTGTTATATCAAAACTACATCACGGTTACGTGGTACAATGGAAACATGGGAACATCGCGGTTGGCCGGAAAGCATGTATAAAATCCGTGATTTATACATTAAATTTGGTCCTGCAGCCGAAGAAGCAATTTTTGTTGTTGAAGAACCGATTAAAACTGAATTTGAACCTGGGTTTGATACATATTGTATAGACGGTCAATTTCCTACCCTACCAATTCAAGGCTATGAAGTTAAAAGTCGTGGCATGCTCTATTCAGCACAAACACGAACTAACACACCGGATTTATTCGATGATGTAATGCGTAAACTCGGTCCTGTACTAGCTGAATATAACTATCGTAACTTTTTTAGTGCTGAATTTAGGCAAAAGATATTGATTGATCCATGTTGCCGTGCACCTAACCCAGGTCTCGGGTTACAACTTGAGATGATTGAAAATTTAAGTGACATCATTTTGTACGGTGCAAAAGGCAGATTAATTGAACCGAAATTTGTTGCTGAATACGGATTTCAAATTGCATTTACTGCGCATGAAATTGAATCAGGCTGGATACGACTTAAAATAGACCCTGCACAACGCCAATGGTACAAATTTGTTGAATTTTGTGCTGACGGTGAATACATTGATGTAACAGTTAAACCAGGTGCAAATCGAATAGGTTGGGTACTTGGTTTAGGTGATACAGTTCAAGATGCATTTGAACATCTTAAACATAACGCAGAACTATTACCTAAAGGATGCCAAGTTGATCTTGAAGCAGCCGAACAAGCTGTTGATACTGTTATTGCGGCTGAAAAAGCCGGATTAGAATTTGCTGCAGAAACTGTTAAACCAGTAGACGCATCATGAATATGCCAGGTCAATTTTTTGTTAATCAAACACCTGAATGGGATCAGGAAAATAAACCTCGGAAATTACATAATGCAATTGTGTATGATCAAGGCCGCGCACTTGAAAAACCAATTATGAAAATGATAAATCGCTATTTGAAACGTGACAGCAAAAAGTCTAAACGTAAACGTAAACGTAAAAAATCAACTGCCTCATGGATAGACGATTATTATGAAGACACCAGTTCCGATTAATTCGCGTCGGTTTACACCTGAACGATTAGTTGCAATACAAAAAATTACAATTGGGTCAAATGACTTTATTGATTTACTTGATTTAGCTTTCCTTGATTATCAAGAACAACTCTATCAGATTGAACCTGACAATAATGATCATGCACTTGCATTATTGCACATGACACGAGGTGCAGATGAATTTAAGAAATTTTTAGCTAGGTTAAGTCGCGGGCCGGTGACATTACCGCAAGTTAAGTTATCGGAAAACTTAGACCATAAAGCATGAACGCAGTACAAACAAATTTTGAGCTTGAAGAAGATTGTCTAAGTAAGTTGCCGCGTGACTTACTAGACAGCATTGAACTTGTCTTACTAATTGCACTGCATGAAGGTCAAACGATTGATTTATCTATGGCAAGTTTAATTGATGAAGCTAAATGTTATGTTCACATGCCGGATACGGTACGGCAAACATTGAAACTGTCAACGTTAAAAGGGTTAATCTCAGACAATCTATGCCGTAGACATATTGTTGCCGACATTAGTGGTGATAATCCATCTGAGCATGGTTATACAGGTAAACAGGCATGTGACATGTTGTTCGATACAAGTTCAGGTTACTTGTGGGTATGGACAGGAACAGATTGGCAACAGGTAGTTACGGCAGCCTGACATGCTAGCTGAATTAGAAAGTATAGAAACCTGTTTACCGATTTTACCTGAGAGTGTACTTGAATCGGTCGAGATTACACTGCTCAGAGCTTTAGCAACTGGCGACCAAATCAGTATGGACACAGCTACATTGATCAATAATGCACGTTGTTACGTGCAATTAGATAAGGCAACTCGTGACGCTATTCGAATTGAATTCCTCAAACAAATTGTACAGAATGGTATAGGCGGCGGAACAACAGTTAATTTTGCAATTTACTCAGGTAATTATGGTGGCATTGAACCGCCTTTTACACCGGATAAAAGTGTTGCTATAGCATTCGACACAACTACCGGTACACAATGGAATTGGTGGGGCGGCGCATGGCATTAGTCAGTACCCAGCACACACATGATAAGGCCGCATCGAGACACAACCAACCGACTAAATAAGAAACGCAATATGTCAACGGTACGAACGCCATATTCGCTACAGACAGTTGCCGCGTTAACTGTACTGCTATTACTATGCGCTGCCCCCAGTCAGGCTGCATGGTATGCAAATGAATTTACAACAAATGCGTCTGGTATAGCACGTCAACTTACAACGAATATAGCGACAAGTGCAGTTGGGCAGTTAACAAATGTTAAATTGACTGAATTTACAACGAATAATTGGTGGGCACAGGCAATCGTTAACACAAACATTATTGTTGCACCACTGCCTGTTGGCGCGAATAGCAGTTTGACTTGGAGTAACTTACAATGGGCACTTGATCAGTTGACTAATACAACTGCAGATGCTAGGCAGGGACGCGGTGTATTGTTTATTCCCGCAGGTACCTATTACGTAAATAACACACTCGTAATTCGTAACAATGGTGTTAAGATAGTTGGAGCTGGTCCAGAACGCACTTTAATCTTTGCTTCGGTGGATGATAAGAATGTGTTCGAGTGGCAACCGACAAATTCGTCTTATGGTGGTACGTGGGCGTATTGGCTTACCGTGGAAGACTTGAGCGTACGTAAAAATCAAAAAAATTATACGCAAAGCCAATCAGCCGCATTTAAGCTCGCGCCGTGGAATCAGAACTACTCTGGGCACGTTTGTTTTCGTAATTTGTACGTTGCAGGGTTTTATTATGGTTTTTATGTTAGCAATGCCTGGGATTACATTTTCGAACATGTATATGCGTACGGGTGTAACCATTCATTTTGGTTAAGTAAAGTTGATGCTTGCACACTTATCTCGTGTGAGGCTGGTGATGCATATAACGTAACGTATCGGACTAACTGGTCAGGTGCACCATATTCGAGTGGCATTGAATACATTAATGGTGGATTCCAGCTTGTTTTAATTAATTGTGAAGGGCGCCGTGCAGATAACTTTTTACATGTCGGTAGTGGTACAATAGGCGTGTTTATCTCAGGTCTAAACCTTGAAGAGATGTGGACAGGGCCGCATATGCGATTTGACGGTGGTGAAAGTGTCGTGATCCAAAATGTACGTATGGCGCGCGGTTCGACAAATTATAATCCACGTTTCAAATTTACTTACGCAGGTACAACTGCATCAATTATCGGTTTTTTCCCGACAGATAACATTAACGCTTGGCCTGAAATTGAAGTGCCAAATTCAACATTTAACCTGCATTACTACGGTAAATATGCTGTTATTGTAACGAACGCTGCTACAGGACAAAAAACTTGGGTACCGCACTATATCTCAACAACAGCCGGTATTAGCTTTACCAATACACCACTTTACGCTACACACATAATAAGTACGCAAGGATTTAAGTTACCGCAGCTTTCATCTATACCAACAAATGTAATAGACACTGCAGGTACAACAACAAACTGGGTTTTGGCAAATGTAGCTGGTCAACTAAAACTTATTGCAACGAATAAAAGTGCAGCTAGTTCATATTTAATACGTAATTTACCTGCAATAACCATTGCAAATTTGGGTGGCAATGGACCGACCTCACCAGGTGCATTTGTAGGTGACATGGTGCTAGACATTTACAATGACTATAACTATTTATGGATTTGGGATGGTGAATTGTGGAGAGGCGTTAACAATTATTAATAGGCTGGCTACCCAATTGAAACCTAAACAAAAATATCAAAATAGCCGGCACTACGGCCGGTATTGCAGCGCACATGCAACTAGTTGGGACAACGGAACTGGGGAAAACTTGCCGCTTGGGCGGTGAGCTGCCAGCCTAAAAGAAAATTTTAATATGCCAACTGAACCTAAAGTTGCACAGAGTCAACCTGTTGAACCGCGTATTGAAGTTAAGCCCGTGACTGAAAATCCCGATGTAGAAGGTGCATTAAGTAAGCTCGGGCCGACAGGTAAAAGCATGGTTGACGATCTGATTAAACAGGCGCGTTCAACTACAGGTGCACCTATAAAGACTGAACCTGATGAAGGTGCATCGAAAGAGATGTTTAGAGATATTGAACCTGAACCTGAAGCTAAACCTGAAGATAAAACAGAACCTAGCCAGGATAAACTTGAGCAGGAACAAAAATCTAAACCTGGTCAAGCTGAACAGCAAAAGGCAGGTAAGAAAAGTCCATGGAAACTGCTTGATGAAGAACGCAAGTTACGGCTTGAAGCTGAACAACGCGCCATTGAAGCTGAAAAACGCGCTATACCAAAAGCTGAATGGGAAGCTAAAATTAAAGAGATAGAACAATTACGTGCCCGTAACCAAGAACTTGAAGATAAAATTCGGTACATAAGTTACACCTCAAGTAAAGAATTTGATCAAAAGTATAGGCAACCGTTCCGGCAAGCATGTGAACGCGCAATAAAAGAACTTGCTGATATAGAGATAAGTTTACCAGACGGTACAACACGTAAATTTGCGCCTAACGATTTAATTGAACTTGTACAGATGCCACTTGCTAAAGCGCGTGTAATTGCAACAGAAAAATTTGGCGATTTAGCTAATGACGTAATGGCGCATCGAAACAAATTACGTGAATTACTAGATCAACAGATTCAGGCTGTTAATGATGCGAAAAAGGCTGCTTCGGAACGGTTTAAGCAACATAAAGAACAGATAACTAAAATTCAGGAAGAAGTAGTTCAGACATGGCAAAAGGCTAATGATGCAGTTTATAATGATCCTGACATAGGCAAATGGTTTAAGCCAGTTGACGGTGATGAACGGATAAATAAAGCACTTGAGAACGGGTTTGCTAAGGTTGATGAAGCATTTAAGCTTAATCCATTAGACCCACGTCTTACGCCTGAACAACGCCGTGACATTGTACGTAAACATGCTGCAATACGCAACAGGGCAGCCGCATTTGGTCGGTTAGTTGAAGAGATACGGCGGCGCGATAAACAGATACAGTCATTAAAACAACAACTCGACCAATATCAAAAGGCTGAACCCGCAATTGAAAGTAATACACGGCAAGCTACTAAACCGCAAAATGCACGGGCGTGGGACAGTATAATATCAGATTTGACAAATCTTGCCAAATCACGGTAAGAGTATATATTGTTACTGGACAATTAAGTCCGATACTGTGATTTTGTGGCGGCTACCGACCGCCTAAACAACCGGGACGGCTTAATCCCCGTGGAGGCGGGGGGAGAAGCGTTAAAAACTGCCGTGCTTCTGAATTGTCTCCGCTAAAACAGGCGTATTGTATCCATATAACGGCGTGGATACAAAAAGCCATGGACAATAACAAACCATTAAACAATTAACGAGTGATTGAGTTATGGCATGTCCAGATGGTTGGATAAAAGCCTGCGATTTTCCGCAGTTTTTTGTAAGTCAAACACCTAAGTTTGACCAAATCATAATGGAAGATATTCGGCCAACTGACGGTTGGCTATTGAACGTCTCAACGGGCACTGTACCTATGGGTACACCGCCTGAAATTACACAAGATCGGTTTCGATCTGTTTGGCCTAATATAACGAAACAATGGTCACGTGTACTTAACCCTGGAGTAGGATGTATAGGTAACCCATGCGATCCACCTGAATATCGGATTGGTTGGGGCGCAGACAGGCTAACATATTTTGCGTTGGAACAGACTTGGGCAACACCATTGCTCTGTTACAACCAAGATATGCATGTTACACATGCAGTTGAGCATATAGCACAAATAATCAATTCAATACTGCGTCCGGCAACGACAATCATATCCAGTGCATTGTTACGTAAAGTAGCGATATACTGGGCAGGTAAAAAGTTCGCTGCAAACGCGCGCATGGACGAGTTTACCTATCAATGGTCTGTTGCGGATACAGACGGAGACGGTGTTGCAGACGAAGAGATTTACTTTGATTGTTCGGTGCCGCCGTCGCGAATATTCCATCTTGTACCGCAGATGTTGCAAAGGCGGTTTATGCCGTTGATGCAAAAGGGTTACGCTGGTAAAAATCCGTTCAAGGAAACCACACCATTTATTGAGCTTGTAACTGACATAGACACATGTTGGTTCCTAGACAAGCTCGGTGGCAGTGCGGCTGTTACAGCAGATGTAACACCGAATGTAGCAGCTAACTGGCGCTTTATTGAATGGGGTGCAGCTAACAAATACTGGCGGTACGGATTTTCGGGTCAACTAGGTAATTTCATGATTCGGGTTGATCCGTTCGGACTTAGGTTTAACTATGTAACTGACCTCGGCCCGAGTGCACATGGCGGCAATGGTAACCGGTACAGGTACCAGATTGTGTTGCCGTATGTGAACAATATTACCACAGGTGCAGGTGGTGCGGCTGGAATAGGCGCAGATGAAAATCCAGATTATCAAGATGCTGAATTTGCAATCTCGATAATCTGGCATAAACGCGCCATGGAACTACTTGTACCTGACGCTACACCTATCCATCCAGATATGCCATATGGCCATCGTGATTTTGGTGGTAAATGGCGGTTCTTGATGCACGATTTAGGTGCTGATGTTGACGGTAAACCGATCAAGAACGATTGGGAAAACAAAGGCAGATTTGGTGCATGGTTTAAGTATTATCCAAGACCATTGTACACTGAATTTGCTGAAGTATTGCTGCACAAACGTGAACCGATGATAGTGCCTGAGATTGATCGTTGTACGCCGTCACCTGGTTATCCAGCGCAACGGTACAGCAGTGAATTACCAGAGTGTCCGTTACCAACTGATTACCAAGGACAATGGGGTACAGGTGTACCTTCGGGTGACAATGCCGGGCCATTGAATAGGTGAGGCGATGAGGTAGTTGAGTTGTGCAGCTAAACAGTCGCAGAGCGTAAAACAGAGCGGGGATATAGTGGTTGTATTTACTGTATCCCCGCTCACAACCTAAAGATAGATTTATGCCAAATCGAACTAGACCTAACATTGGGAATATTGAACCCACTGAAAGAGATTTAGATTTGTACAATGATATTGGGCCTGAAGAACGTTCAGGTGAACCTGAGGCTGAACAAGAGACAAGTTATAATACAACTGTTATCCCGCGTGAAATACTGCCTGGTGAACATACGGTAGGTGAAACTGTCACATTCAAGATTGTAGGTGTCTACGAAGACGAATACGAGATTGAACCTGTGACAGAACAACAGACATCACCTGAATCATCTAAATCACGTGAATCAACTGAATACACTGAACCGACTGAAACTGAATCTACTGCAATGGAAGGCTTCAGTGCAATAGATTAAGGCCGGTTATGGAAATCAATGTTGACGGGCTAATTAACATTGGGGTCTTAATAGTTGTTGTAGGTTATTTTTTCAGGTTTGAACACCGAGTTGCCGAACTTCAATCTGAATTTGAACATCGGATGACGCGGGTTGAAACTAAACTAGATGTTTTATTGAATGGCCAGAAAGCAAATGCTGCCGAACTGAAAGATTCAATTAAAAAGTTAGCTCATTAACTTTCAGTGGTGCATTAGGGTAAAAGTCACGTAATCTTTTACCGAAATTATAGGTATTCTGGTACAATTCAACTAACCAACCAGAATCGTTAAGCCGTAAGATAGCGAATGTAGCTGGGTCACGTCTTAACTTACGAATAATTTCGTCTGTAAGATCGCATAGTGCTAATACACGACCTGCAATTGTAGCAAGTGAAATTAGCCTATCGTCAGCAAACAGGCTAAAGACCCACATATCATATTCGATTGAATCAGGTTTAAACTGGTAATATTCACCGTAACGTTTAAGTGCACCTGCAGCACGTCGAATTGCGGTATCAGCTAAATCGGCTGGTAACTTAAAGATTTGTCGTATTGGATAATAGACTTGATGATGTAGCCTGATATCATTTGAAATACCCATGTTAACCGCAGTTTCAAAAGCAAACTTTGTAGCTGCACAATAGACAAGTACAGTTTGGTACAACAATAAATTATCTTTATACCTGGGCCAGACAGTTAATGTGACAGGCTTGCAAATTGAATCGAACATGGCGTAATTTTGTACTATGATATCGGAAGTTCAAAAGAACGTAAGTTTGTTATGGTTAAACCCGCATTTACGATGGGTATTTGCATTATTAATAATAAGCGAACTAGGGGCGATTTGGTTTCCACATTTCCAAGAACAGTTCGCTGCAACACAGAAAGTATTTTTATTGTATGGATTAGCAGTTGCGGCTAATTCAGCTCCAGACGATTACAATAAAATTACTGAACCGAAAAATGAAAAGTCAAATGCACCTGATAAAACTGATCAAGCACCTCGGAATTCCGAGGTGTCCAAAAATTAGACACATAAGCAATATTGTAGCGGGGATTATATTGGCCATATTAATTTTAGGCTGTACAACGCAGGGTGCTAAAGTTGTTGCGTACAGGACACTTTGGACGACGCAAACGACTGTTAATACAGCATTTGACTCATATTTACGGTTAATTGTGATGGGTGAAGCGCCTACAAATTATTTACCGCAGATAAGTCAAGCATATGACAGTTTTCAAGATGCATTTAAGCTAGCTGTATTAATAGCTGAGACTGATCCAGCTAACCCATGTTTATCTAATATTACTGTACAAGCTACAGAATTAATCAAAACAATTGAACGGGCTAAACAAAAATGAATTGGAATACACTTGCACTTTTAATAGTTGAATACGGGTTACCTTTTGCTGAAAAGGTATGGGATTTTTATCAGCAAAAAAAAGAGCCTACACTGGATGATTTTGCGCAGTTACGTGCGTTAGCAAATCAAAATGCAGCGCAACGTATGGCAACAATGATAGCGTTACATGGACAAAATCTTAACGAAGAAACAAAGAATATTTTGTTACAGTTAGCTGGTGGCAAAACAGCTTAAAGGTAGACATGGATCAATTCAATTGATAGGTCAACTGACCGCTAGTCCAGTATTGTCTAGATTTTTCGTGCAATGTCCGCAACCATGTTTGTTCAGTAGACAATTGTTGTTGATTGCCAAGTTTCCTGATCACGAAACCGAGTTTACGTGCACCATAAAAACCAACTGCAATTGCATCGGCAATATCAGGTGACCGACCGATTTTTTCTTTCATTTTATGTTTCGGTTCAACTTCAATCTTGTTCCCGGCAACAATTGTCCATTCGCGATTACAAAATTCTTCAATTACTTCATCGGTAAACCCACGTACTTGCCCGGCTTCAACAGCAAGTCGAACACTAAACCATAGTTCAGTGATAAATTTTGAATAGTACTGGTCACACGGAACTTGAATTTCAGCACTGACCATGTCTTGTGACGGTTTACCGCCACAATCTACTGGGTTAACACGATTTGACCATAAACGCGCAAATGCAGTTACTAAACTTGTACGCATACCGGCGTCAAAGAAGAAATTTTCAGGTGGAATATTACGATTTTTGCACTGTTCCATGACAAATTCCACAATTTGATCTTCAGGATCATCTGACACAGCTTTAATTGGTATAACCATGTAATCAATTAATGCTATAATCTGACCTGTATTAGGCCTATGGACAGATTGACTGATTAAACTTGAGACATTAAAGGTTGAATTATCCGAGGACGCTTCAATACCAAATTGTAACTCGCCAAAGATACATCTGTCACCACCTACTGCGCGGTACGCAGCATCTAGAAAACCAACTTTAATTCGGTTATTATCTGCCCAATGCGGTTCTTTTGTTGCACCGAATTTAATGCACATTTGCCGCGTTAACACACGTCGTGAGCCTTGACCGCGCGGCATACGGCCTTCGTTCATCATGTGAAACCAAAGACTGTCACGACCGTAAAATTCTAAGTCGCGGTCAATAGCGTCTTTGGTAATTAATGGTGCGCCTAATTTACCATCTAGATTAGGTGAGTCTGATCCCCACAACTGAATACAAATACCGTGCGGCCGTTTAATTTCCCACGTTTTGGTTCCTGGTTTTTGGTCTATGCCACCGTCCCAACCACCTAAATGTGCAGCAGGTTCAGCTAATATACCGAGAGGATCGTTGATATCTTTGGGGTTACCTAACCCGACAAACTTAAAATCTGGGTTTTTGTCTAGGTTAGACAATCCATCTATAATTGCATGTGGTAAAAGGTGTAATTCATCTGCTATAAGTCGAATGCGTTTATTTTTTATACCGGCAAATTCGCCTATACCAATAAATGTTTCACCGCGTTTAGCTGCTACACCAACTAAACCGTTACGAAAATCACGTGCTTCAACGTCACTTGTTTTTGGATCAGAAACAATCCGTTGCCGACCTTCAATTAAATGACCAGGTAACCATGGACAACGCCGTTTAGCTAATGTGAAATGATGTTTTATTTCACCCCAAATACGTTCTTCAAGTCGTTCGCGTGTAGTTGAACAGCATAGTACAGTTGTGCATTCAGGCCAACAAAACCAATCTGCTAATACATTAGTTGCGGCTGAATGTGTTTTACCACTTGATGCTGGCCCAATCTCAATCACAGTCCGATAGTTAAGGAAACATTCCATTTCTAGCTGGTTCCATTTATGCCAAATTTTTTCTGGCCAAAGTAATTCTTGTAACCGCCGAAAATGGAAAGCTAATCCTTTGCCCACAATCCGGTTATCGTCTTTAGACTGACGCCATTTACCGCCCCTACGAATCATTGCAATTTCAATTGCAACGGGGTTAATACCAACTGGCCATTCTAACCCGTACAATTCAATTTTGCGTTTTTTAGATTGCGCCATCGAAACTTGCAAAACTGTTCAGACAAAAATACATTTACTAAAGGCTAATGACAATAATATGCCTGGGCCGACAGATATAAATGCAGTTGATGGTAGCCTGGATTTTAGTGGCGGGGTAAATTCAATTAAGGTTACCACTGTGGCTTCTGACTTAAGTCCAGGTGGCCTAAAACGTAACGAACTTGCATGGTTAATCAATGGCACAGTTCGCGATGGTGGTATATCACCTCGGTCGGGTTGGAAAAAGATAGTTGAAGTCGGGTTCGACCTCGGTTTTTATCAAGGTGGTTATTTGTACGAGCCTGACGGTGCTACACCATATATTGTATGTGGATTCGGCGGTAACATATGGAAAATTGATCCTCTATCTTTTGAAGTAACAAATTTAAGTGATGAATTTGAATTAACAATGCCGCCAGTTCAGCGGCTACATTTTTGTCAGGCTGAAAAATGGTTAATCATTCAAGCTGGTGACAATGTAACATTACCATTGTTTTGGGATGGATCAACTTTACGTCAGTCACTAGGTATAATCGGCCGGACTACGCGGCAAGATAATTTAATAAATGAAATACCTGCGGCTGGCGCGATGGATTATTTCATGGGGCGGTTATGGTACGCGCAAGGCCGTAAATATTGTGCAGGTGACATTGTCGGTAATACAAATTCAGGTACACCTGAATATCAATACCGTGATTCAGTTTTATGTGTAACAGAAAATCCATTAGCAATTGGTGGTGACGGGTTCACTGTACCGACTAACGCAGGTGATATCAGGGCAATTAAACATAATGCAACACTTGATACTGCCTTAGGGGAAGGACGCCTGATGATTTTTACCCGGAAAGAAATTTATTCATTAAGTGTACCTGTTACACGCTCTGCTTGGATTGAAGCAAATGCAAATAACATGCCGTTACAAACTGTTGTACAGATGGTCAACGGCGCAGTTAATGACAGTTCAATTGTAGCTGTAAATGGCGATTTGTTTTATCAAAGTCTTGAACCTGGGATACGCTCGTTAATCAATGCAATTCGTTATTTTGATCAATGGGGTAATATGCCCATCAGCGCAGACATGGATAGGATACTGCGCTTAAATGATAGATCATTACTATTCGCTGCAAGTGGAATAGTATTTAACAACCGAATGTTACAAACTGCATTACCTGAACGCACAGATAATGGGATTGTGCATAGGGCATTATGCGTAATGGATTTTTTACCTATTAGTAGTTTTCGTGAACGTCGTGACCCGAATTGGGAAGGTATATACGAAGGCGCAGATATTTTACAGCTTTTCAGTGGCGATTACGGTGGGCTAGAACGCGCCTTTATGTTGGTTGTATCACAGGCAACGGGTGGAATTGAACTATGGGAAATTAGTTACGATGAAACAACAGATTTAGACGATCGCAGGTTACAGTGGTATGTTGAATTTCCCGCATTTACGTGGGGCAGCGAATTTACACGGAAACGACTTACTGGTGGCGCACTTTGGATTGATAATGTTATTGGTACAGTTGACTTATCTTTTTACTATAGATCAGACGGTTGTCCATGTTGGTTCGATTGGTGGACAGTGCAAAAATGTTCACCGCGTGACGTAAGTGAAACCCCTCTAGCAGAGTTTCTTAAGGTACCAGAAAATTATCCATTTGAACCGTATGCAGCCGGACATGCAGCAGCAATTTTGTTACCGCGCCCGAAGGCAAGTTGTATGCCGATGTGCGATGAGGCTGTCCCGTCAAATGTAGGTTACCAATTTCAAGTTGCAATACGAATTGAAGGGTATTGCCGAATACGAGGGCTTTTATTGTATGCTGAGCCTGTGATTGAAAAGATATACGGTAAGACGCAGACTCCAATAGTCACATGAAAAGAGAATGTTACAATTATCCACCTAATTGTGAACCGCCAGGGCCGCTTCAAAACTTTTCATGTGAAGCACCTGAAGACGAACTGGCACCAATCATTTTCTTAGATCAAAAACTTGTTCGGATTGGCCCCGGCTGGCTTGATCCGAATACCGGCTTACCTAACTTTAGAGATATTGATCCAGGTAGCGGCATACCTGAATTTAAATTTAAACGATACATCACAATTATAGATCAGAGTCATCCGGAATCGCGTCTGCGTCGTTTGTTGAGGAGGCCTCTCTTTCGAGGAACTTTGTTTGGACAAACCTACGGTAACGATGCAGTTATAGGTGTAAGCCGATGTCCTGATGGTACGATATTTGAAGTTACATTGTTACCAAATGTTGTTTATGCAAAAACGAAAAGATTAGCTAACCGACTTGCAAAATCTATTGCAGATAGAACCGCACTTCTAAAAAGGATTTGTATTTCTGATCCAAAACCTTCGTTCTGTTGCTTCAATTCAGATATCAGTTTCATGATAAGCATTAATTCAGAAGGTGGCATAGCTGATATTAACATTGTCAATTTACCACCCGGGTTTACGTACGAACGTATTGGTGACGCAGGTGCCAAGTTAAATTACATAAAGATTATCGGCGAACCGCAAGATGCACCTGGTGAAGTTAATGTCACTATAAACGCAGCCAGTTTATGGGCAGGATATAATACGAAACAGGTCACTTTACGTTTAATTGGTCTATCTGATCCATATGAGTTACCAGATGCATTTGAAGAGCAAACTTATAATTACGCATTCAATTTTGTTGGGCCGACACCAGATAAATGGACTATAGGCGGTCAATTACCGAACGGCCTTAACTTTGATGCCAACGCAGGCGGCATAAATGGCAAGCCAATGTCTGATACAACAGGCAATTATTATTTCACAATTAAATGTGCCGTTGGCAATCAAGTTTGCAGTCAAGATTTTGCATTAGCTGTCAAGCGAAGAATTGCATGTCCAAGTAACTTTGCTAGTACATATACACCTGGTTTAACTAATCCATATTTCACGCCTGGCATTTGTTATGCTACACGCGCTTCAACAAGTAGTCCGCATGTTGCTGTGGCAACTTTAGGCAATATCAGTGTTGGGCCTGGTCTGCCACCACCTATTGATAACCCAGGCGGAATTTGTGTTATAGATACCGATACACGGCGTGTAATTGCTGCACCAACATACGACAGTTCGTGGGGCATGGCCATGTCAATCATTTATGTACCTCAAAGCAATGCATTTTGTGTATTGTCATTGAAGGCCCTTCAGGATCAGCGCAACATATGGTTTTTGACTTTTCGTATATTGGCAATAAATGCAGCTACATTAAATCCAATTGGCCAGCTATCCTGGCCGCCTGACGATCAGCCTTTGTCTTGTGTATGGGCGTTAGCTGTTGATCCAGCTCATGGTGTATTTGTGGGTTTAACGGACGCACAAATAGGAGTTTTTAGTGCAAGTACTTTACAGTGCTTAGGTTCGATTAACATAGGTGGAGAGGACCTTAGCTTTTATCCATACATTGCCTGCGATACAGCACGCGGTTATGCATTAGTTGCGGGAAAAATGTATATAGACAATTATAGAGTAGGCATATTTTGTCGTTACAACATTACGAATGGCACTGGCGCAGGCAGTATATATTTAGGTGATTACGGAGCGATACTTTCAATATGTTATTGTCCAATAGACGATTGTTACTACCTTACGTATATGAACACATCTGGCGGTTGCCTTCTAACAATTATACGCGCTAGTAACCTTTCAGTTGTAAAGCAGGAAGGGCTACCTGAACTAGCTTGTGCATATTATAACCCACATGACGAACGTATTTATGTTAAAGGCGGTATCACGCTGAAAATATACGATCCAAAAAAGCAAGTGTGGGATTGCGCCGTTAACACTGGAGGAACTACCACCATTGCATGTATAGACGATGCCAATAATCAACTGGTGTGTATAGAATCTGGTAATTCAGTTAAATTCATATATTAACTTATGCCAAATCGGCTAACATTATACGATGTACGTAAAAGTAGGCTGCCTGATACATTAGGTTTATGCATTGAAGATGTAGGTGCTATAGCATATTACGTTAATGCAGCGCAGCAAAGATTGATTTATGCGCCTGAAGCAGGTGATGAAGGTTGGTGGGGTACATGGGCTGAGATAGCATTTGAACTGAGCCGAACACAGCCTTATATCACGTTACCGCGTGACGTTGCGCGTATTACAAGTGCAGTTGTATGTAATGAACCAATTGCAGTTCGTAACCAGTGGTACGAATATGTCGAATTTGGAAATGGGCGCTTACCAGAATTTTTCAAGTATAAATATCGTTGTTACAGTCCATTAGAATGTTACACGCGCAATAATACGCCTACGTTCAAGGATATAACTAACCCACCTAAACTATTACGTATTTATCCAACAAGTGACAATGATGTTGATTTAACAGTTTTTATATCTGGTTACGACCAATACGGTGTACCTGTACGATCAGTTTTTAATGGGATAGAAATAAATGCATTAGCTATTCAACTTGAACAACCGTTTAGTGCAGTTGAAATACCACTAAATGTTATTACAGGTATTCAAAAAGAAAAAACTTCTGGCCAAGTACATATTCATCAAGTCGATCCGAATACAGGTGAAGAAGAACGGATTCATACACTTGAACCGTCTGAAACCAGCAGTTGGTATCGCAGATATTATTTTAATAATTTACCGTACAACTGTTGTTCAATTGATTTACCTGCTACAGTTCAAGTTCGTGCAATAGCTAAGCTTGATCTTATACCAGTCGAAGTAGATACAGATTATTTACTCATACAAAATCTAGAAGCGATTATTGAAGAATGCATGTCAATTCGCCTTGGCCAAACAGATTCACAAGCTGCACAGGCATTAGCTGCTGCAGCGCATAGTCGGGCCATACATCTGTTAAAAGGCGAGTTAACACATTATTTAGGTAAAAATAAACCTGCAGTGTCATTTGCGCCATTTGGCACTGCGCGACTTGAAAATGCTAGAATAGGAATACTAATATAGTTATGGCTACATATAGTCTGCTAGACCAGCTTAGAGAATGGAATGCCCTTGGCGGCATATACCCTACTACACCTGACATAAACATTGATATACCGTCAATTGAAACGTTATTGCCCGGCGCATATGAAACGTTTAGTGGTTCAGCAGGGGAAGCCACTGACATTGCGCAACAAGTCAGTTCCGAACTGTTACGGCAAATACAGGAACAATTAGGTGCGCAAGTGCCTAATTATCCGGAACTGACTCAGCAGAGGAGTGATATAATTTCAAGTGAGTTACGTGGTGAATTACCTGCTGATGTTGAAAGTCAAATTGCCCAAGCTGCAGCGGAACGCGGTATTCAAATAGGTGCACCGCTATCGGAAAATGTAAATGCAGAATTATTGCGTGCACTTGGGTTAACATCGTTGCAGATGCAACAATCTGGCCTTTCGAATCTGTTACAAGCAATTCAGGGAGCTCGTGTTCAACCATATTTCCCAGAACAAGCTATGATATCGCCTCTTGAATATATCAATTACGAATCTCAACGAGAGTTAATACCGCAAATCCTTGAGGCATTGCTAAAGACACAAACACAACAGGCACGTGCATTGCAGCAAAGTGCATTAGGAGCACGCCCTAGCCAGAGACAAAGCACGCCATCTGGACCTAATTTGGGAGATTTATTGAACAATTTAATGGAGGCAATCGCGCGATCCGGGCTGGGTCGTGGGACTGGCCTTGGCGGGCTGGGCCTTGGCGGGTTAGGCCGAGGCGCGTTGGGTCCTGAAGCGTTTGCCCGTACCACTGGCGCAGGAGGCCCACTAGGTATGGGTTATCGAGAAGGAGGTCGGGAAGGAGGTCTAGATGAAGCCCTACAACAAGCTCAAGAAGGAGGTCTAGGTTATACATCGCCTTATGAAGATTGGGGGTTTTTAGACGAGTTATACAATTATTATCCTGACCTTATTTATTTAGTACCTGAACTTCAAGATTGGTACGAGTTGGGTATCCCGCCAACTGGGCAAGACTGGATATCGGACGTTCTCGACATTGCTCCTGACACATGGTGGCAATTCCCAGAATTATATGACTGGGCCTTTGGCGGGTTAGGCGAGCAATATTGGCAAGAATATGGCGCTGATTGGTACACACCTGAAGATTACGGTTGGTCTGATTGGGCCGACTGGTACGCACCTGAAGAATATGAAGATTACGGCTGGTCTGATTGGGCTGATTGGTATGCACCTGAAGATTATGAAGGTTATGATTGGTCTGATTCGTACGCACCTGAAGAATATGATTGGTCTGATTGGGGCGATTGGTATTGGGACTAATAGAGTGAAGATTGATTTTTGTACATAGACGAAAATTGGACTTATTAACGTTATGCTAATAGCTAGTCGGTTATGCCAATAAATCTTCTCGGTCAAATTCCGTGGAACCTTTTTACAGGGTTACCCGAAGCATATGCGCGTGGTTACCAGCTTAACCTTGAAGCGGCTAGACTAGCGCAACAGGCTCAGCTTGAACAGGCGCGGTTAGACGCGCAACTCGCTGAACAACAGTTTCAAAATAACCTTGCACTTGCTGAAACTGCAATTCGTGCGGCGGCGCAAAGGGAAGAAGCCGGATTACGCCGTGCGCAAATTGAACCTGAAATTGAACGGCAATTGTTAACTACGCAAAAAATTGCAGATGAAATGGCACGTCAAAGTTCAATTGCAGCGCGTTATAATGAGTTAATTCAAATGGGTACTGATCCGATTGAAGCTGCTTATCAAGCGACAATGGAATTTGGCGATGTTTCAGCGGCGCGATTTGCTTCACCGTTAGTTCGTAGTCGGTTAGCTAGCCAAGAACAGCCAAGTTATCAACCGCCAAGTGCAATGCCAGGCATATATTCAACTGGTTTACCTGGCACATTTGCAATTGTTACACCTGGCGCTAAAACACCTCATTATGTAAATGTTGAATGGCCAGGTGAATCTGAACTACGTGCAACAGAAGAAACCTTACGCCGACGCGGTATATGGCCAAGTGCGCCTAATGCAGCTACAACAGCGCGACAGATGGGGCCTGAGATTGAAGAGTTAGTTAATCGTTACGTAGAATTAACGCGTGAACGTGAAAAATGGCTTGGTCAATACCCATCCTTATTTACTGCATATACAACACAGACTAATGTTGCACCGGATTTAACTAACCAAGTAGGTAACGCGATATCATATATTATTCAAAGAGAATAAACCTTTATGCCTGTTTACGAGGTAGGCCTACGCGATGGTCGTGTCTATACAGTACGAGCAGACCGGCCATTGACAGAAGATGAATTGCTTGCTGCAATTGAACGGTACCAATCTGGCCCGGTTGAACCTGAACCAGGTCAAAAAGAAACTGGACCGGCTGGGCCAATTTTACCTATTCGCACTGATACAGACCAAATTGCGCCAACTGTACCCTACGCTGAACAGTTAAGTGAACTTCGACCTGCTGTTGCGGCTGCATTTGGTACCAATTATGCAGGTCGTCAACCAGGCGGTGGATTAAGTGACATCGCAGCCGGATATGAAGCTTTAACAGGAACTGAACGTCGTGCTGCAACTGAACTTGCGCGCGGCTTATTACTTTCAGCTCTTGGCCCGGTTACACCTTCAGGTGTAGTTGTACCACCGCGTCCTGAGACTGAACAATTTCGTGAATGGGTGCTGAGCCGTAAACCTGAAGAGATTGAACAATTAACTGAAATTTTCCCGCGACCTGAACAATACCCGACTTATGAAGAGTTTCGTACTGCGCATCCTGAGCTGACAATTAGTAAGACTGGGATTGAATGGGCTGTACCGATATCAGTTGCGAAGGTTATTTCAAGTGTAGGTAATTATTTCACTAGTCCACAAGGTATAGTTGAATTATTCGGTGTAGCTGTACCTGGGGTTAATTTTGCCGTGTTAGGCAAATGGATAACTGACATGGCAAAAGCGGGTTATTTAAGTATTGGAGATTTACAAGATGCAGTTGAAAAAAGGGATTGGCAACGTGTTTCAGACGACATAATAGGTGGGCTAGCGTCACTTTGGGGTATTCGCGCAGTTAAAGGTGATATAGCTAGACGCGCTGCGCGTGAGGCACCTAAAACACAACAAGAACTTGTTAAACAAGCCGAAGAAAGGAGTGTACAGGAATATGCCACTGAAAAGAGGTACGAGCCGACAGACATTCGAGCAGAATCTGAGAGAACTGTTACGGGCAGGGTACCCGATGAGACAGGCCCTCGCGATTTGTTACAACCAACAGAGACGCGCGCGGCCGTCGAAGGCGCGCCGGAGCAGGCGGCGCCGACAGGACCAATAACTGCGCCGGCGCCTGAGACAGTTCAGGCTGAACTAGAACGTAAAGCGCAAGCTTTAGCTGAACGCGGTCCGGTCAGTGCTACTGCGCACGAAACTGCAGTTAACATTGACCGGACACAAGATGTCAGTGCTGCAAGCCAATGGCTACGTGCTGTACGCGACTTATCACCTCAGTTATACAATACACTTGAACAAATTGCGCGTGGTAAAGGTGTAAGTGCTGAAGCAGCAGAATTATTATCACATGAAGTCGGTGACGATCCTGCCTTATACAATTTATATGAGAAATACGGTTGGAGCAAAGATTTTTGGGCTGACGTCTTTGAACAGGAATCGCATTTACCTCCAGTTTCAGCCGAACCCTTACCTGAAGACATTGCATTTGCAACTAAACCAAGTGAACCACCTAAACCTGGCACAGTAGAAATTCGACCTGCCATACGCGCATTTATCGAAACGTCACCAGGCAATAAACGTGCAGTATATTTTATTGGTGGCGCAACGCATTCTGAGATCATCCTTAAAAATGCAAAAGCTGCGGCTGAACTAGGTGTATTATCCGATCTATGCGCTGAAGAGAATCGTGGATTTTTAATCAATGGCCAATGGCACACGCGCGCATCTGTAAAAGAACGGTTTGGTGTTGCAACGTCTGAAGAACTAATTGAACGTGGTTACATTGAACCTGAAAACGCTAGGGCTGCTCAACCGTTAGCAACTGAAAAAGATAAACTTGATTTACGGCAACAGACTATACCTGAAGGTGCAGTTGTAACTGATGCAGGGTTAATTGCGCGTATTAACAAGTTAATTTCTAAGTTTAGCGCAATTAAATTACCTGAAGCACAAAAAGATGTAGATGCATTATATGACGCATTAGGCCGACGTCAGGAAGATAATTTAGTGTTTTTAGAGGCGTTATTACCGCGTGGTGAACTTGTTCGTAGCCGGGAAGATACATTATCGGCCTATAATGTAATGCGACAGATGAACGAGCGCGGGTTTTTCGGCGATTTACCATGGTTACAACGCCTCGTTGATTCAATGCTTAAGTTAGGTGATCCCGGTACAACAATTTCAACTGGTTACTATAGACGGTTAAATTGGCCGAAGAATGTCATTGCATTTTTCTCTAATAGAGCGAACCACATTGCAATTAACCCTGACATATTCGCTGCACGTAACCGTGAATGGAGCGCATTACAAATAACATTAGCACATGAATATTTACATGCATTAACACGCAGTGCACGTGTTTGGGGTGCAAATCCAAAATTACGAGTTGAACTACGCAACATTTTTGAAACGCTCTGGAACGATCCTGATATAGGTACTGTCTTACGATCAATCAATTGCGATAACGAATTTGAGCTTATTTCATACGGTTTAACTGATCCGCGCTTACGCGAGATACTTAATCAAAAGACAATTAAACCGCCAACAGCTAAACGTGGTGTTATTCGGACTGCCTTAGAAGAAATCTTAAATTTAATAGGCCGTTTACTTGGGTTAAAGGATGTAACCGTCTTAGATAGACTGTATCGGATAACTGAATATTACGGCCGTAAAACAATTGCAATTAACGAAACTTCAGTCCGGCGGTTACTAGGTGCAATTGAGAATATTGATCCGACTGATCTACCGCCGCGTGAACAATTGTACGTGGTAGATTTCATGCGGCGCGCTAAACAGCCTAAAGAAGACGAAAATCAATTGTTATTAGATTTAGCTGATAAAGGTCAAATATCGTTCGGCACGAAACTTGAACCTACAGGCGAAAAACCTGTTGAACAGATTAACCTTACTGAAGCTAAACCTATTGAACCGCCAGCAGCTACACAGTTAGAACGGGATATTTACAATGAAATTAAAAAGACGGCTGAAAGTTCGCATGAACTGCCTACACTTAAGACGATCAATTTTTTAATCGAGACGAAGTATAAAGATATCGAAATTAATCGGTCACAGTTATTTGATGCTTATGCAAGTGCAGTTTGGAAATATTTAATGGATGCACCGGGTGAAACACTTAAGGCAATTGGCGAAAAATACAATTTATTAGGCTTATTACGGTTAGGCCGGGCGATTATACCTGATGCACCTGGCCGGTTATCTGAACAGATAGCCAAACTAACTCAAAATCCGGTTATACAACAGTTGTTAGGCCCGATGTTTGAAGACCCGGCGCAATTTAGCAAAATCCGAAATAAACGGATTCGACAAATGTTAATTGATTTGTTCGGGCCGATGTCATCTGGGCAACGTCGTAGATTAAGTTTAATTCGTCAGATTGGGCTAAAAGTTTTACAGGAAGCTGAACCTGAAATACGTGTACGGACAAGTGGCGCATTATCACCTGAACAAGTTGGTCAACCGATACGCAGTAATGTACCTGCCTTTTTCGACATTCGCCCGCAAGATTTACAGACTGTAATTGACACTGGTCAACTTGTTGCAGATGCGCGTGTATCTGGTAAAGCGCCTAATGTAACACGACGATTAACTGCATTAGTTGATACACGTAGTGAAAAAGCGCCAGTAATTGTAGTTAGTACATGGTACAATGCAGGTGCAGATGCAATTTATGTAGCTGAACCTGGATTAACAAGGCCAGGTACACTTAATGTACCTCTTGAATCTGTCATGCAACGCGGTTACAAACCGATTGCATCAATTTTACTTGAAGAACCTGTTCGTAATTACCGCTACAAGTTCAATTCATTAACTGATTTTGAACAATCATTTGCAGTTGATGCGCGTGACCGTGCACGGCGTCAACAGTATTCACCTGAAGTATCAATTTACGGGGCTGAACGGCGTGAAGAATTACCACGTCGGGTTAAGGTTGAACGATTAGAAAGTGCATTAGCACTTGAACATACACCGGGCATACTTGAACGGATGTTAACTGAGCCTATTACGGCTATAACAGACCGTGAAGCACAAGCGATTTGGGACTTTTACAAAGAAACAGCCGGTGAACGGTTAGACGATTATTCGCGCGTGTTAGCTGCAATGAGCGAGATGGGCCGCACACGCGCATTAAACATAACTGTATTATCCGGGTTCCGTAAGCTTTTTAAGGAATACGAACGAGCGTATCCATACGCATCCATACAAGAACTCGCCGAACGCGTTTTTCATGATTTATACGATTTACATGTACGCAACGTTAAACCTGACCAAATCTATGAAGAAATTAAACGAAGGGGTCCTAAAGAGGTTAGTGAAACTGCTCGGGTTAGACCCGAACAGACCGTTATATCCCCATACGAAGAACTGGCGAGCCAAGAAACAATTGAAGGGCCAGCCGAAATAAGTCGGCCTAAAGCATTTGAACCTGAACCTGAGCTTGGGCCAATTTCACCTGATGAAGGGATAGACCCGAGCTATGAAGGTATAGATTTCATGCAATTACCTGTTCAGGTTCCACCTGCAATTGAAGAACGTGTTAACCGCGCTAATGAAGCAATTACATTTCGTATTGCTCGGGTTAAACAGCGTATAAACAATTTAGGTGCCGTAATAAAACGTTGGCCGACTATGCAGAATTTACGGCGGTACGCTGATGGTTTGTACAATGAAATTGGTGCAGTTGCAAATCAATCTGCAAATGCAATCAGGATATTTGCTGGTGCAGATAAAAATAAACAGAAACGACTTGAAGCTGTTAAAGCTGTAATTGCTTGTGGTCAAAAGGTAACAGACGAACGTGGTAATCCAACAGTTAAATTCGACAAAAACCGGCTAGATCAACTTAAGTTTTATTGTCAGCAGGCGATGACTCAAGCTAAAAAGTTAATTGATAAAGCTGACAAGTCACCAGCCGAAGCTGTCATAGGCCGTGCATGGTACGATAGTGCAGCGCGGTTATTAGACGAAGTTGAATGGGCTGAAAAGAACTGGGACGATCCAATCTTACAGAATCTAGCCTATAAAGTTTTACAGGAATCACAACGGATTTACGACGTTGAAACCGTATTCGGTGCGCAATATTCGCGCCACGTAAATTATTTACCTTTACGATATGAATCTTGGCCGTGGGACGCCAAGTTAATGGCTAATGCAGAACGGTTAATTGGTGTACGATTTAAGGCGCCTAAAGCATTTGCTAATCCGTATGAAGCAATTAAAGTCGGCCCATACATTTTACGGTCGTACGATGTAGCGGATTTATTCCAACATAGGTGTAAAGCTGGTATTCGACCCGTAGCAGAACGTGCTTGGGTAAACTTACTTAAAAATGTCAATGATCCGGTGACAATGATGCCAATTGCTAAGGAACCGGTTATACGGCAAATTGGCAAAACTGAAGCTAAAATGTGGGTTTCACCGGATGAAAAACAGTATTCATTAGTTTACATTCATCCTAACAGTCGTCCGATAGCAGTTCTTGTCCCGTACGCACGCGCTTTACAGACAATTTTAGCGCGTTCAGTTGTGCCGCGGTTACCTGTTGCAGGTGAAACGTTACGGTTAGCTAGCATGATTAAACATGGTATCCTGCTGATGTGGGATACATATCATCCATTTCGGATGACATATCTAGCTCTTGCAACACCTGAATTATGGGCAAAAACAAAAATGATTAAAGCGCATGAAGCTGGCTGGGCAGCATTAAACATTCGACCTAACCTATTAGATAATGCAGTTAAAAACGGTGTAATATCACAAAAGGCAGCGGATTGGTGTCGGCAACAACGTGTGTTACGAACGGCTGAAGGTGAACAGCCGATGACAAACCAACGTATTTTACTCGAATTAAATCGGCGCGGGTTAAACATAGTTTATTGGCAAGATGCACTTTATCGGCATGTTATTCGTGAGATACCTATCTTAGGTAAAGTACTCGAAGGCACAGTTGGGCGGTACAATGATTGGATGTTTAGTCGCTACATTGCAGGTTTATTCGGTACACTTGCAGTTGAATCGTTAGTTAAGTACAGCGCAAAACATCCTAATTTACCGTTTGAAAAGTTAATGCGCGATGTTATTACCGATTACAATGCAATCGTAGGTAACATGGGTCGGCAAGGTATTTTCCGTAACCCGAACATACGCGATATTGCATCTATCTTTTTACTTGCACCGATGTGGCGTGAAGGGTTGTGGCAGAAAGATTTACGTACATTAGGTCGGTTATTAGGCGCAGGCCAAGTTACACGTCGGCTGGGTATGCGTGCTATTCCAGGGTTAGGGCCGTTAGGTACAACTGTTATACGCGGGTTAGCTGGATGGTTCGTGTTAAGTCAAATTATTAATGCAATCACACGCGGCCAAAGCACATTTCAAAATCCGGAACCGGGCAAAAAACTTTCAGCTTGGATACCAACTGATGATGAAGGCCACGGTGTATGGTTTGAACCATGGTCAATTTTCGGTGAAGCACTGGGCCAATTTTTACATTTACTTGAGACGCAACCCAGTGTGTACGCTGCTATACGTAAAACAGGTATAAATACATTGGGGCCATTCGGTCGGATGGCTTATGTGTTAGGTACGGGCGAAACTGAACGAGGCGAAGTTATTACTTCAACAGGCCGAGTTGCAACTGAAGCACTATCAAATTTAGCGCCGTTACCGATTTCTTTAGGTGCACCTGTTAAAGCGTTAGCGCATGAAGTTGCACCTACTAAAGTACAAAAATTACAACCAGGGTTACTAGCCCAACGTATGTTAGGTACAGTAGGTGTCAAGGTATCACTCGACGAAGGCCCTGAACGTCGTATTCAGACTTTAGCAGATGAATTTGTCCGTGAACATAATTTGAAAAAAGAGACAGGCTGGCAACTTGAGCCGACAATTGAACCTAGCTACGCAAAGTTACGTAGTGCATTACGATCGGATGATATTGAAACTGCACGAAAAATTTATAAACAGTTACGTGCACAACGGCCTATACGATATCTTAAAGACGGATCAATCCATGACCCGATGATATCTGAGATGGAACAGTGGGCGCGTCGGCCTTGGACAGGATCAATTGATAATGAACACATGTTTATAATGAGTCTGTCACCTGAATTACTTAAGCAATATAACGAAGCTAACCTAGCGCGCTATCATGTATTTAATAAGTTTTTGGAACTTGTAGCTGAACAAGATTAGTTAAGTGTTAAATAATGGCTTTGGATCTTACTAAATTCGTCTTCTTCAAGGATAACTGGGTCTAACAAGGTCCAGTCAGCTAACTTGACAGCTTCACCATTGTGTTTATACACAAACTGCGGCATTTCATACGGGTGCGCTACTCGATCAACTTGTAATTCAACTTCGATTAGTTCACCTGTAACTTGATTTAGCAGAATCATATCTCTTAACTAGTTTGAATTAACTGTTGAAAATCCTTAAATGACCGTATGACATGTACGGTATGGCCAAGTTTATTAGCCCAGGCTATAAAAGCTTGTTGTTCAGGACGCAGTTTACCTCGACTAGTCTTACATTCGATAAATAACACCTTGCCGTTTTCAGCTAATATGACAAAGTCAGGTGTACCAACTTCAATTGTACTTGGCCGGTCTAACCGCGCATGAATTGTTAACCAACCGCGCCGTTTACATTCAGCTAAGATTAAATTGTGCAATTCTTTCTCGTGCGATACACCGTGCACATCAGAATTTATCGGCGTTTGACGCGCTAACCATTGACTGTACCACGTAGTTGTAAAGCGCGGACTCATACAATCCATTGTTGAGTTGATACAATCTGTTGTATGCCATGTGCTGTTCCGCCATGCGCAACGTAATCACGCATATCTTTGTCAGGTAACACAATTATTACATGTGGCACATGTAATTGCGGACTTAGCTTAAGTGCACCTGAAATACCTGGTTTATCATTATCAGCTACAATAACTACGCGACTGATGTTAAGACGTTTAATTGTACTGAGTAAAATCTCTGTACCGCTTAAACATGACGGTCGCCCAATTGCATATAACTTAATTGATAATGCAGCCGCAGTATCAGTTGGCCCTTCAACGATATACACTGTTCGGTCTGGATTTGTATCAGGCAAAAAAATTCCTTCATGTGACCCTTTCACAGTCCATTTACGACCTGTCATTGACCGTAGGCGAATACCGCATAGTTGGCCATTACCATCTCGCATCGGGAATGCTAATGCGCCATATTCAGGTGCCCAACAACAATGTAACTTCTTAAGCGCTGACACTTTCACATTCAAAAAGCTAGCTACACGTCCATAAATTTCGTCTGTAGTGTCATTTTCCCAACGGTTTATTAACGCACGTAATTTATCTACCGTTAACGGTTTATCTTTATCAGGTTTAACAAGTGTCACCTCGGAATTCCGAGGTGTCCAGTTTTTGGACAGTCTATGTAACCAGCCGCCATTACGTAATGGGCGGTCTGACTGTATGCGCATGCAACATGCGCCTAATACACTGTATGTGCACCAGTCAGGTTTACCGCAAACCTGGCAAGGCTGGCGTTTGTTGACTCTGTACCATTGCACTTGCATGTTTTATCGGGCGCCAGTTGTTACGTTGTAACATAGTTATAATTTGGGTTGCTTCATCACGTGTCATGTTCGTGTTATAACCGAACCGCCCAAGTAAGGCTGCCTGTCGAATTGTGCATAGGTTGTTACGCCAACGCCGAAATAGTTCACGAATAATTCGTTGTGCCTGGTCAAATGTTAAACCAGCCGGATCAATTCCTTGCCGTAACAATAGTTCACGTTGCCGCGCAGTAATCTGTCGTTCTGAATCGCGCCAGCCAGATAACCCGCGGTCAAATACATCTGTTAATGTGAATGGATCAACTAACCGCGTTTTATATTTTGCAGATGCAATTAACCCTGCGCGACGTGCTGCACGACGCGCTTTTTCTTCTTCAATACGTTTCTTTTCTTTTTCGACATCAACTGCTTCACGTTCAAGTACAACTGCTACAGGTAACGCTTTACCGGATTCCTTAATCTTTTTAACGGCCCGTTCGACTATTTCAGGTGTCCAACCACCAAGTATATCTGCGCTACAGACAAGCTTGTGCCGACCTGAATTACCAACAAAATCAAGTATTAAACAGTACGGTTTAGCACTGTGCATGATTGCAGTACGACGTTCTTCAGCCGTTTCAAGCTTTTCAACTATCCCAGGTAACGGACGCATTGACCGACCTGCCATTTGCGCATATAAAGCGCGACTTTTTGTCGGACGCGCCATTACAATTACTTCAACACCAGGATGATCGTACCCTTCAGTTAACACATTACAGTTAACTACAACTTGAATTTCTTTAGACCGAAACCGTTGTAATATCATGCGCCGTTCTTTTAATGGTGTTGCACCGCATATCCAAGCTGACATGCCTGGCTGCGCGCGGTTAAATATCTCACAAAGCCATTCAGCTTGTTTAACACTTGCAGTGAATACGATCGCTTTCCTTGTACCGATAATGTTTATTGTAGCTGCTGCAACACCTTGCAGGTTACGTTCACGTTCCATTACCTCAGCTAGTTCAGTTGCCTTAAGGTCACCTGCAACAGTTTTAATATGCGAAAAATCTAATCCTTCAATTGTGACAAACTGTTGTTGGATATCAACTAACCAGCCGTCACGTATTGCATCTAAAATTTCGTATCGGTCAGCTACAGTATCGAATACTTGGCCTAAAGCGCGTTGATCGTACCGATCCGGTGTAGCTGTTACACCTAACACACGTAGTTTATCGTTTTGTTTGAACCATTCGATGATTTCTAAGTAACTGTTGGCAACTGCATGATGACATTCGTCTATAACTAATAGATCGAAATCAGTCGGGTTAAACCGATGTAACCGTTTACGTTCTGTACCAATAGACGAAATTAAAGTTTGTACAGTAGATAAAACAACCGGTGCACGGCCAAATAAGGATTGCGCAGCGTGTAAATCGGCCATCTCAATATCACATGGTAACCCTGTCAATGACTCAATTTGAGCGCGGCCCTGCCATATTAATTCTTCACGATGCGCGATGAAGAGCGTGCGGCCAGGTCGCGTGCGCTTGATCAATTCTGCGCACACAATTGTTTTACCGCATCCGGTTGGATATACTACTAAAGCTGACCTGTGCCGCCTAAACGCGTCTTCGACCGCTTCAACTGTACGTAGCTGATACGGCCTAAGCATATTTTTTGCGTTTCATTTCTGACGGTACAGCATGATCCCAGCGAAACTTACTTATCAGACCCGTGCTAGCGCAAAAATCGCATTTGGTCAGTGCAAGTGCATTACAAAATGGACAAACAACCCACGGCATACACGACCGTACAGTTGTAATTAAATTGTTTAAGTCAGTTAACGCTGCTTGAAACATAAATTCGTGCCATAACGGATCGTCTTTAGCCGCCTTCAGTAAGTTTTCAATTTCAATTAACCTGTCTATTACAGCTTGAATTTCATGACGCCGATTCCAAATCACAAGCGCAGGATCGGGGATTGGATTGCCCAACCCATCTATCGGTGAGCCAACTTGCGTAGGCGAAGACTGAACCTCGGTCTTAGCTGCCAACAGCATACATGGCGACTGTATAGTTGGGTTTTTGTCGTGATCGCAGGCTGTAGGGTGCCGCGTGGGTTGCACTGGCGGCAATAGTCGCCCGTCCTTAGCGATCCTGCGCTTAAAAGATTTAAGTTCACCTGTCCGTTCGAGTAACGCACGAACAGATGCTACTGTATGGTCATCTACCTGGACTAGCCTCGCTATATACGCATTTGAATAGTTCGGCCAACGTTTTAATGCGAGTTCAACTGCAACTTGTTTATCTGCACGTGACCGACGTAACCCATGTTTTGTATTTGCTTGTAGTGCAGCGCATAACGCTGCATCGTAATCTGCATTTGGATAAATAATAGCTAGGATACTTTCACCACCATTTCTCTTTACAGCCTGTAACCGGTGTAACCCGTCAGTTAACAATAAATCGTTACCGACTTGATACAGTGTAATTGGTGGATATTTATCACCAGCTAACATCCGTGCTGCATATTCAGATACAACTTCAAGGTTAAGTTCAGCACGTGGAATTGGACTTTTACTTAAACAAATGTTTGCAATAGGAATTTCTTGTTCGTGCGACATACAACATGCACACTATAGGTTAAACTGTATTGTCAATTGTCTTTTTACCTTTTGCCTTTTCAATCGGTACAAGTATAGGTGCGGTTTCTTTCTCTTCACTACAACCTTCTAGATATACTTTAACACGCGCCTCTAATTGACGTCCACGCAACCCAGTCAATTCCGCTACAGCGTCAGTAAACTTAGCTTTTTGTATGGTTACACAAGGCATGAATTGTTCAGGTTTGCCGCCATCTGCACTGAACTTTTCCCATAGTTTAACTGGGTCTGTAATCTGTACGCGTACAGCGCCTTTCTTTAATGTCCAGCCTGGAACTGCATTAGGATCATTTCGTAATGCTTCAACAATTTCAGCTTTACAGTTTTCCCACCACTTAAATGCAGCCTGGACACGTTCGATACTGTCACAAAACTGTTTTTTAACTGCAGGCGGCCAATCTTTCACAGGCAGTTTAACCATCGGTTCAGTTATTAAAGTCGCAACAGGTGTGCTTTCATCTACTGGTATACCTTCAGCCGCCCAACGTCGGTATTCCTCACAAATTGACCGTGCACGACAATATTTGCATTGTTCAACACCAGGTTTACGCGGTGCATTTGGATCATTACTTAATGTTACACGGTCAAACATTTCACGTGTTGCACGGCGTAAATCGTCACTGGTGTATATGACAAGCTCAACTTCAGTAGATTGTAGCGGTTGTAACAATGCAACACCTACCTCTACAAGCTTATAATACCCTGCAACTAACACTGCATAATCACGTAATTGTTGGTTAACTACTGCATCGGCTGCACCGACTAATGTCTTGTATTCAAGTACTAACCCGCGGTTACCATGCCAATAAACTACATCCGGTGCACCGCTATGTTCATATCTGTTATGCACCATGCACCAGTACCGTTGTTCACGACTTACATTCTTGGCTGCTTCAGGTGCCTGCGGACCGAAATATTGAGTTAAAGCTTTAACCTCCATCTCTTTAAGTTGTTCATATATCTTTTGGCCCTGCGCGCTTAATCCAGTCGGATCACTTAATCGTAATGCCTCATGCACACGCCGACCAAATGCTTGTTCAGGCGTTTCTTCTTCTGCGTCAGGTGCAGGCACATTTTTCTGCATTAAATGTCGGCCTGGACATAACAAGTCGTAATACGCGCTACTTGCGCTTGTTGCACCGCGTCTTACATCTATACTGTTCATTATCTCCATATGTTGTTATTACTGTTGTTGTTGTTGTTGATCTGTTTCAGTCCAAAATTTACCTTGAATCTCTTGTTCAGGTTGTTTATCAACACCGTCACCTTGATCAGATTGTTGATTTTTTACAACTTCAACCGGTGTAAATAACGGCCTTTTAACTGTTTGACTCGGTTCAGTTTCATTCACTACGTCATCATCACTGTCAATTGCTGCTGCTAACGCAGGCTCTAAATTCCAACGTTTTCGGTGGCGACGTAACACAGTTTTTTTGGCCATTTCAGAGAAGTCTGTTACCCACGGCCCACTTTTACTACGTACATATGCTTGGCTACGATTACGAATTTGGATTATTTCATCTACACTCATACATTCGTAATCTGGGTCTTTACCTTTTTCACGTACACGCGAATAAACACCAATTAGTTTACCGCGGTCACTAAACGGGTTGTATTCATGTGTGACAATTGTACGGCCTTGCCCGTCATCTTCAATGTATTCAAATTTATCTTTTTCATACACCAAAACAGCCTTGACATCTAACCCAGCTCGACGGGCAAGTGCAACTAACCCTTTATAATCGTATATGACCTGTACCAAAAAACTTTCATTTTTACTGTCATAGTACGGGATTAAATGTGCATGGTAACCGTCTGGCGGTAATCCAATTTGTGCACAACGCAATATCGCATTCATTAAGCTTGCACGACCAACCTTTGTACGTGCAGCTTGTAACAGTTTTTCGTCACCAACAATTGTGGTAGCTGCAATTCGTAGAAATGTCTCAACTCGAATTGCAGATGGTGGTAACGCCTTTTCAACTTCAGCACGGACATTTTGCGACTGTAAAAAGTCTATAAATTCACGTGTTGAAGTTGTGCTAACTGCAGTTGATTGCTGCTGTTGTTCCTGTTGTTGCTGCTGTTCGTTTTGTGCCATGACTTTCCTCCTTTCTTTAGTTTGTTCATTCGTCCGGTACTAAAGCCTAAAAACCGCTTTGCACGTTTGACAAAGTGCTTTTGGCTTGATCCAGACAGAATCCCATCCATTTCGGTTCATTATTCGCCTTGCTGTTTTTTCACCAATCCCTGGTAGTTTAAGGAGTTCATGCGCAAGTTTAGTTGCTAGTATACTATCAGTTGTGATTTGCAATTGTGTCTCAATCTCTGTCAATTGCTTCAGCGTAGATTTATCTTGCGGATTCATAACACATTTCATGCGGGTAAGATCGGGCTTGCCACGCGTTTTAGCCGAAGGACAGGTTGCGGGAGGACCCAACCTTACCCGCAAATCATCAGGACGCACTAAAACCTAAAGAACCGCATTGATTCATTTGTTGGCCATAAATCCAACCAAACTGTTCCAGGTGGACTGTCGGGTTTACGTTCTGTCCAGATATATTGCGCAGTTGGACCGCGACCGATTCGTGTCATTGCGCCATCAGCAAATATGTAACTAACAACTTCGTTCGTTTCCCAATCAACTAAATTTGTTGTTGTGACTAGGTTAAATTGCACCACGTACATTGCGTCTACCCCTTCGGGTGCAATCCACACATTTACACCTGGAATTTGGCCATCTGCATTCTGTTCAACATTAACAAGATATGCACTCGGCCGGTTAGTAGGTGGCGCATTTGTACGTGGTGGCGGTGGCGGCGGTGAACCAGGTTCATCATCATCTAACCTAGGCACACGATTTGTTAATCCGCGTATGCCTTTACAAATCTTGTAAAATGCGTACCCTAACAATGCTGCTGTGCCAACGACAAATATAGCCAACCACGGACAAGTTGTTACTGCCTGAGTTTGTGTTTCTTCAGGGCTTTGTCCGAGTAATTCAAACGGCGCATTTGTTATTGCATCTGGCGCAGGTGGTGGCATAATTTCGGTCGGCACATCTTCTTGTGCAGGTGACATACCGGCAATTAAAATCGCTAGCCCAAAACTTAAAAGCCGTTTAGCCCATACACCTGCACATGTTACTGCCATTACACTTAACACTATAGCTAGTGTTGCTGTTAAACCCACTATATGCGGTGCAATCAATACAAAAAATGCTACACTGAGATTTATTATGCCCCAGCGTAGCAGGTCTTTATTTGTATATTTCATTTTACCTCCTTAACATCCGGCTAAGCTGGTAGTGCCAGATAGTAGGTTGTGCCTTGTGTCGGCTTAACCGACGCAGAACATACAACAACAGCATGATTAATATTATGCTTATGCCGATGTTCTGTACCAGCTCAAGGCGGGTTTCAGTTTCATTTAACCGATGTTCACACTCGGCCAAACGGCCAATGAACACCGAAATGTCAGGTGGTTGATAAGGCAGCATACCGAGTTAAGGTTATTTTGTTTACGTTTTACATTTTTGTCAAGGGAAAACAGTAGCATAATAAATCTAACTCATTTTTCATCACTACTTGACCGCGAATTGATTCTGGCCCGGTAATTGTGCGACTGAAAATGTGCCAACCCCTTGTGGTTACAGCAATTTTATCAAACGATTTAATGCGGTACCCGCCAGATTCTAAAAGCATTTTACGAGTATCAATCGCTAGGTCTTTAACCGTTTTATCTAAGATTATAAACTGTGCGGGGACACTGTACTTTCTTGTTAGTGGTATAAATGAGAATCTGTTGATTACAGTCAGTTCAATTTTGTTTTGGTTAAGCATTAAGGTTAACTCAATTATTTCATTGTTAGTTGCACGGGGCGGTTTCATACCTCTAGCTCGCTTAACTGCGCGTAATTCAGATAATAACGCTTTAATAGTTGATTCAATTAATTGTGGTTCAACCTTACACTCAAATCCACGTTCAGCAGTTAAAACATATTTTGCACCCCTTAATGCAACTTCATACTTGGTAAAATCGTCCAGTTCGCCGAAATCGTCTTCGTTAAATACCCAATATATCGGCTGAGAAAATAAAGGTCGCTGAGACAAACCGACCTGTAATTCTTCATCATTGAAGCGCATATAGATAATATCCGCTGGGTACGGTTCAATCTTTCTAAATATGTAGGGTAACGTTTTCCACCTTGCCGGCCACATCGCTAACTTTTGCTTATACAGATATATCCTACTAGCCTTTGTCCACAGTGACATCTCGTCGTCATCTGAATGAAAATAGATATGGACTAAATTGTGATACACTGCATAAGGACTTTGCGAATGTGGACGTAATATTGCTGGGGGCGGTTTTTTAAGCACGTTATATGCATATGTAGGTTCATACGCGTACAATACTAGTTCGCGAATGACTTGTTTTGGGACCGGTATCCAAGGTGACCAGTTCAGTTTCATTTGTTGAAATTTAGTTTTCATTTTTTCCTTTCTGTTCAGCTAACAGTTTTGCATTTGCGCATAACGCCGTCACTTTATCTAACAGTCCATAATCTTCACTTATCCGATGTTCAGTCCCTTCCAATATGCACAAAAGGTCTGTGCGTAAATCGAAAAGCTCGTTCAACTTTGATGCAGCTAACTGGCGTAACTGATCAAGTCGCTCGACTAACTCATCTAATGGCAGGTTTTTATTTCTTTTCTCCTGTTCGGCCAGCAGTTTTGCATTTGCGCATAACGCCGTTAGCGTATCTAGCAGTTCATAGCCTTCAATTATACGTTGTTCAATTGCTTCCAATGCAGTGCAACAATACGCGCGTAAATTAAAAAGCTCGCGTATATTCACTGCAGGTAACTGTGGTAACTGCTCAAGTCGCTTGATTAATTCATCTAATGTCAGGTCGTTATTTATTGTCTTTGTCATAACACTTAGTTTTATTGATGTTTAGTTTTTATTTTTTCTCCTGTTCAGCTAATAGCTTTGCCTTTATGTATAGCTCCGTCACTTTATCTAACAGTCCGTAGCCGTCACCTATACGTTCTTCAATTGTTTGCAATGTGGCTAAACAATCTGCGCGTAATTCGAATAACTCGTTCAGATTTGCCGTAACTAACTGACTCAACTGGTTAAGTCGCTGGGCTATCTCGTCTAATGGCAGGTTATCACTAGTTGGCTTTGTCATAATATTATACCTCCTATAAGTGCGGTGGCGGAGTCAGTGAGAAAGGCGCACTGTACTCCGCCTAAAGAGAAGAGGCCGTATGACACTGAAACCCGTGTAGTTAATATGTTGGACCTACACGGTAAAGCCTCATACGGCATTCTCACCCGCAAATTGTTCTTAATTCACGCATTTACCTTTTTCCTTTCTGTAAATTAACACACATAGTTAATTGGTAAAACGTCACCGAACGGTACATTCTTTGACGCCGGCAATATGCTGTATTCAGGTGCAATCCAATACACAGGTGCTTTTGGTGGTGTATCCGGGAATACACCTTGTAAATCCGTAAAATACATTATCAAATCTAGATGTTCTTGAGATTCAACTTCAGCTATCTTCATAAACACCGGTCGAAAATCTGTTCCGCCACCTGATAACACGGGTTCAGGTACAGTAAATTTACCTTCAAACTCATGCTTTGTCCGGATACAAGCGTCACACGTATAAAAATATGTCTTACGCGGATTAGTTGTATTAACTATTTCTTGTGCACCTTTAATAAACGCTGAGTATAGCATGTTGCTAATTGATCCGGATACATCAATTGCAATTGCCAGTGTAGGTCGTTCATTTATGATTGTATCTTCACCCATGACAATTAACCCTGAATCTTCATAGTATTTATTCGGTTTGTACCAATCATATGTACGTGTTTGTAACATATCAATTAACTGGACATACCACGGAATTTGCAATTTAACGTCCTGCCTGTTACGGAACATGCCGAGGAACCCGAATGGACTAAAACCTGGTATGCCGAGCTGTTCACAATGCGCTTCTATACCAATTCGTAATATCTCTAACCATTCACGTTCTAATGCTTGTTTATCTCTTTCGTCAATTTGAACAAATTTACCTGGTAATCCGCGTTTTAACAGGTCAGTTGACATTAGTTGGCCCATTTCTATACCAACCTGTTCAGCATCTTCCTTAGCTTTTTCGGCACGTTTATCTATTGAAACGGGTTCGCCACTAGTGTTAGGACTGTTGCCAGATTCAGTTTTACCTCCGGTTCCATCTTGAGTTTTACGACCGTCTTGAGATTTCTGACTCAAAAATGCTGCACGTAAGATTTCGTATAACCGTTCTTCACTGATAATTACCTCTTTACTAACAACGCGGTTTAAATCTGGCCGCGTCCATGGCGCAGTTATACCCACCTGCCTAAGTTCATCCGCATAGGCGTCTAAGATATCATGTATAACCTGGTCACATGCTAAGTTCCACAAATCGAATAACGCCGGGTTATTCGCTGTTTCACCTGGTGCACGCCATAGATGACCGGCTATACAATGTGTTAGTTCTTCAAGAAACACAGCTAATGCACCATATTGACTTAGCGTGGATAAAAAGGTCGGTGACCAATATATTTTACGACCATCCGTTTGGGCAGTGTTAACGTGTGGGTCCAACACATTTTCCATCTTATACGCTGCTGCAGCATAAAATGGAAAATAATTTGCGCATTCACTCTGCATCCATTTAACAAGGCCATCGAACTGTTTTTGGTTCATAATACACCTCACTTTTTACGGGTTCAGTTGGTCATTCGAGTTTTTTAAGTATTTCCATTATTGATTGCCCTTCAGTTGTTATCCACGCCTGAAACGCTGGCCAATCAACTACCTTATCGTTTTTACGTATCAGCAATCGTACAGCAAATGTTATGTACGCTTCACCTACACGTCTAAGGTAGCGTAATGCATTAGCTATATTTTGTTCAGTTACTTGCCGTACAATTAATGAACTAAGCATGTAACTTACACTTGGATCATCTGGTAAAGGCGCTTTATCGGGTTGATTAAAGATGTCAGTTAAGTTCGGCAAACGCCGTTGTAACCGTCGGAAATTATAAAATTCGCGTCCGCGTCCGACACCAACTGCACCTTCAATCGCTTCAGGTTGTGTTATACCAGCACGTAACAATGTGCTTACATTTTCCCAGCCGCGTGGTGAGGCATGTTGTACACGCACAGAACGTACATCTTTTTCTTGCCGTTCAAGCACAGCTTCAGGAAAACATTGTAGATAGGCTAACACTTCAGGTTCCCAATTTTTACGTGCACCGTAATCAATGACGTCTTCAGCGCTTGTTTCGACTGGTATAACGGCATGAAACCGTGTTTTAAGTGGTTCAAGGAAGTTAGCTACACCTGATGCACGGTCTACATCATTTGTTGCAGCAGTTATGACTACGTAGTCAGGTAACCGTTGGCCATCTAAATACTTAAACTGGATAAGTTGTAAAACAGCTTTTAATGTTGCTTCACCAGCCATGCCTAAATCGTCAAAAAACGCTACAGTTGGCCGTGTAGCATTTATTAGCTTGTACAATTTCTCAAACAATAGATGTCGTGCCGGACCGGTTTCAGTTTTAATCGGGTACCCACGAATTGTAGTTGGGTCTTCAATTGGACTTGAAAAGTCAACTACATCGTACCCAAGTTTTGTTGCTGCTTGATGTACGGCTGCAGTCTTGCCTATGCCGGGTTCACCGACAGTTAACACCTTTACGTCATTTTTAAACGCCTGTTCTAACACGCCAGCTAGTTTACTGATTTTCATTTTTTTCCTTCCTTTCTTTTAACTTGTCAGTTGCCGATACTTTCAACTGACATTGTTGTTAGCATTTTCTAATTGTTCAACGTTAGTATCGGTTAACGCTGAACTTGACCTGCGTTTGCCACGCCATTCAGCGTAAGTTAACAAACGCAAAATCTTGTCTCTAGGTGGGTGTGGACAATATTCAATGAAATCAACTGTTTCTTTATAAACATTGAATAAGTCAGACGGGCTAAGGTTAGGTAAATCTTTAACTTTTGTACCTATCTTACGCAGGAATTCATCCAAATACCATCTGTCTCTACCACCCCACAAACAAATTAATGCTGCATACACGAATACACCGCGGATTTTATTTGGTACATCCCATTCTCTTTTATAAAAGAGCCGATTTGCTAGGTAGAGTTGTAAAATGCTGGCTGTTACACTTCCATATACTAAAATCGGCTCAAGCTCAAAATCTTCTTCTTCAACTAAATCGCCTATACCTAAAACAAATTCAGTTAATCGGTGTATTAAATGAGTTACTTGGTCGCGGCTATAAAATGCATTATGGATAACTTCATTAGGTAATACACGACAATACGATGTATGTGACGAAAATATCTCTTGTGGGTCTATTTGATTCAGGACATTTTCGTGTTCAGCTATTAATCTATCTACAACATCACTTTCAGATACACGTATAGGTGTAACAAACCAAACGGGTGATTTAATACGAATTCGACCGACTTGAACTGTAGGCAGGCAATTTCTTTTAACAGGTGAATTAACTGGACAAAATTTTTCTTTAATGTACTCAAATTCTCTTACACGTTTAGCAAATTTGTTTGGCTCAATTACATCTTGTATAAACAAAAAATGTGGCCAAGGCAGCCACATGTCATTAGAGTTACTTTTTGAATTATGGAGATAAAACTCCACTATACCTTCATACGTTTTTACTACCATACGCGTCAATGTTTACCAGTCTGCGCCACTTAACTGGTCATTCTCGATTTATCCCGTGGCCGGATAAATAAAAATCAGCTTTAACGTGTTCGTGTACGGCAAAACGTTGTAGTTAACGGGAAATAACCAATTAAATACCAAGTAACCTTACGTTTACCTACACGATACGGACTAAAACAATAGACTGACCCAACAAGTGCAGGTATGTCATACCCACAAATCCGAGTTTTTTCACGTAGATACGCTAAAAATGGTACAGGTAATGTGCCGTAGATAGCCTTTGCTTTATGTTGAATAATTATCTGGCGTAACAGTTGCACAAATTCACGCATATCTTTTTTTCGTCGTATGTTATTACCAAGTGTAACCAACCGACTTATGGTTTCGTCATGGACAAGGTCATAACCTTGTCTAGCTAATTGTTGTATTTCAGCCGTAGTTGGCCGTTCAATTGAATACCATATTGCAATCATATTAATCTTTATCAGTTTCAGGTGGTTTATAATGGATTTTCCCGCCAACTGATTTTGCTTCAATCCCAATATTAGTTGCCCGAACTCGAATTGTACGGTGGTTTTTATGGCGGATATCAACCCAGCATGGTTGGTCTTTAAACTCTAAGATGAAAGATGCGTCTGGTGAGGCATAAATTGCTACAGGTGCAGGGTTAAATTCGCATGATTTAACTAAATCCGGCATATGATTTAACTGAGTCTCTTTATCTTTAGGCTGGAATATGGCAGGGCCAAAGTATACATCGCCTTGGCGAGTGAAATGCAACGGTGGCACTATCGGGTTTTCTCGAACTAACGAAAAGCTCGGCCCTAAATCAGACAGTTTAATTTCCCATGCAAACCGTTTACCTGTACGTGTAACCCATTCAGCTTCAACACCCCAAAAACCGCCATCTACATCATCATACAACGGTACAGCATTAAACTGGCCTTTCCCGGACACTGTACCGGCAGCAATATAGTCACTTGACTTAAATTCGTCTCTATTATCGGTCGAGTGCGCAAAATACCGTACAACTCTATACCACGCTGCCGATTTTGGTTCACGTTCAACACTGACTGATACTGCACCATAGGGTGTATCTACCAACTTATAAAATGCTTGGTATTGCCTAAATGCGCGTGCACGCCAAAAGATAGGTTGTGTTTCAGGCGGGAACAACGGTGCAAATGCGTCTAATGCATCAATTAGGTCATTAAACGCATGTTGCGCATTGGCATATTCTTCAGGAAAATACCGTGTCCGTTGTGTATTACGTAATCTCAGAGCGCGGTACGCCTCGCGATACAACGATATCGCTAGGCCTAAATCGGTCGAATTTTGCGGGTTTAATTTGCGTGCATATGCAGCTAATTGCTGCACATAATCGCTAATTGCACCGTTTAACAATCTTTGGTCGAGTGAATCACTCTGTAAGAGGGCCTTTTCCGGCCCAATTGCCTTCATGATACGTAAAGGCTCATCAACTTGGTTTAAGACACTTAAAAAAAGAGCCGTTCTTTCAAACGGCTCAATACGGACATTACTCATATTATTACTCATACTCTCACTACTCATAGCTTTTTCGGGTTTCAGGTTTCGGGTTGATTTGGTTTCTTTACCCAGCCAGGTTGCCATCCAGCTAGGGCCGCTAAATCCAACACTGTACGTCTACCGACACCACGTAAACGTAACAACCGTTTTACAATTTGCTCGACCTCATCTGAGGTCTGGCATTTCTCAAATTCTTTCACGTAATGCACAACTAACTCAAATTTCATAACATCCTTTTCCTTTTTCTCCGCCCTTGCGCCACATCAAGGCGGATATTTGCTCGATTTGCCGTGGCCGCCTTAAAAAAATTGCCGGACCCGTAGCTTGTACGGGTCGGCATTGCGTTGTTATTACATCGGCAATAACCAGCCGACGAAAACCCAATCACGCTGCCAGGGCATGTAACATTCACACGCCCTGAACAGCTCGAACCCGTCCCTTTCAACCCGACGGGTCCCGTTACAAATGTGCCCTAAAACGGGCACCGGAAACGTCCCAAATATCGCTTGGGGCCGCGCATTTTCTATCATCCGGTTCATTATCCGAATGAACCGGTTGATTTCTTGCTTTGTCTTTGCCCTAGACGCCTCTAGGGCAAGGCGAGCAATGCCTTGGCTGTGTACAACAGCCAAGCCACGCTGCGCCAATTGCACCTTTTCGGTGTCAGTTGGCGCCGTTTGATTAAACCAAATAGCCTTGTTCATACTTTTTTCCTTTCTTTTGAGTTTTAACCAAAAAAAATGCCTAGGCTAAGCCGTTGTAGCCTAGCCTAGGCATGCATCCTATTGCTGCGCCGGCGCCGATTCAGCCGGTACGTCCGTTGCGGGCGGCTCAATGCCCGCAACCGTCCTCAAGATTTGCCACTGTTCAGGCGTCAGCGACGCCCTGAGCAGCGCGCTCATCAAAACCTGCCGCTCATCTGCGGCAGGCTTGAGTGTAACGGTGACCCGCCCAGTGACTGTACGGCGAACTTTGACACAGCCGTACCCGTCGGCAACCAAGGCGGCTGTATATGCAGCCGCACGCCGGCCCAACTCACGCTCGAGCCGCGCGCGAACATCCCGCGCCTTTTCGCCGTGTGCGCTCTTCAAGTCATTGCCATTCTTTGAGGCAATCGGTAATGGCCGGATCTCCACCGCCCTAACCTTGCCGGTCTTGTCTAGCACCTCACGGTGCTGGATGCCGTTCATGCCATCCACAAGTCTTTGCAACTGTTGTGTCTCCATCGACTTTTTCCTTTCTTATCTCCGTGTGCGGTCCGGGGATTTAACGGTTTTTAACTTTCTCCAGTCTAGCCCGCACCGCTAGACTGTGGGGAAAATCCTTTCCCCTATTATAAACACCGTGATATCTAGTCCCTAACCCAAAATTAACATTGGCCTATCCATCCTTGCCTTGCCTTTCCTTGCCCTTGCCTTAAAACCTCATCCTTGCTTTCAATATTAATTTGCCCTATCTTCAACCTATGCCGAAATATCCGAAAGCTTATTACACAGCTTGCCAAATACAAAATATCCTAATGCAGAAAATTTCGGACCCGAGAACATCCGCGCTGGCAGTCGCTCAACTGAGCAGAGCTTGGAATGAAATAGAAGAACGAAAACGCATTTTAGCTGGTAAACCATTGCCTAAATCCGTTGATGTAACCAAGCTAAAAGAACAAAAACAAACCGCTAAACTCTTGGGTATACTCTACAACCCAACGCAAGCTGATTTAGGCCAGCCTGAAACAATAGATAGACTTGCGCCAGAGAATGGTGACTAACAAAAAACTTTGGGAACTCTAACCAAAAAAATCGTAAACGGACACCCCACGGGATATGGTCAGGCCCTGTGCGGCACCGTGCTTTGAATAACACACCCACTTTTCACCGCGTCACAATTTCCCCGGCACTGTCCATTTTTTAGACACCTCGGAATTCCGAGTTGTACATTTTTTAGACACCTCGGAGAAAGCGTGGATTGTGAATAAGTTGTGAATAAGCTGTGAATAACTTGTGAATAACTTCCTCTCTATATATATAGAGATTACTCTAATATATAGAATACTATGTAGTATAGATAACTCTACTATGTAGTATACTATGTAGTAGAGTAGACATAACTGTGAGGAATAGACTACTGAGAACAGCTATAGATATACTATAGGGTAAAGGTTATTATTATTATAGAGTAAGGAATAGAGAAAAGAAAAGTTAAGGAATCTGGTTAAATTGAAGATTACTTCAATGAAAGTTTTGGGGATTAGAGTTACATAAGATTCAGGCGATGTAAGAATTGTTACATTAGGTGGCGAGGTAGTGAAAGTGAGGATAAGGCGAAAGAAGGTTTAGGTTAAGGCATAGTGATTTAGGTTTGGTGAAGGCTGATAGAGTTCGACTGGGATATCTAGGGAAGAGAGCAAGTTAAGCAAGATAGGCTGGAGGAGGTGCCAATTTAACTTACCGAGGCCGCAGCCGAGGGCTGGGACAGCTAATGAAGAGACATTCCAGAGTTTATAATTAGCGAGTAAGAACTGCAAGCCATTAACGATAGCATTTAAGTTTGCTGGATTACGCCAATGGAATTTAGTTGGGAAGACGAGAATCCAGGGTAAGGACGTACGTTTATATAGGTAAGGCTGCCCGAGCTGTATTTGGTGCTGTGCACAACGCAAGCGATAATCATTGAACATATCTGGGAAACGTTTTTTAAACTCGCGTGCGATACCTTTACCCATGACACCGACACAATTGACTGGGTTAACCCAAGTTTGCGCATTAGAATTGAACAAGTTACCTGAGACAATTTTGACCATACAGGTAGGGCCTTTATTTGACTTAGGCGTAATTGGCGAGTGGCATTGTACAGGTTTAAACGATTTTAACGTGTAACAACGGCTGCGATATAGTCATACGGGATAAGGAACAGGTTAGGCAGATCCAATTCATCTGTGATAGAGAAATCTGTAATGACACGGTCACCGGGTTTAATTTCAGGTGAAACGGTAATAATTTTCTTTTTACGTTTAATGACGATTTTACTTGGGACAGCAACAACATCGAACACACGGCAATGCCATGGTTTAAGGATTTTAGCTGCTGTAGGTAATTGGACAGCGCTAGCTTGATAGGGGTGCACAGGCTTGACTAAGACGAGGTTATTCAACATAGTTTTGATGTTAACCATAGTTAGATTATGGCGCAATTAGCTAGTCACGACAAGCAGATACCGAACGGATTTTTCTTTGTTCAACCTGAGATAAACTGGGATTCACGTAATGTTATAGGTCGGTATCCGAGCTGGAACACATTAGTTGAAGCGGTATTAAACATGCGTAGGAGTAATCCGGCAATAACAACTCAATACGGTTGGTCAACTGACCGTGCGTCAATTGAAGCTGAGATAGACAGATTTTTAACACGTGTTTGTATAAGCATGGGTTGGACAAGTTATGTAATTGGGTTAAGTAACAACGAACAGTTACCTGATATAACAGAAGCAAAAAAAGCATTAGGCCTGTCACAGTTAAGCGCGCAACTCGCTGCTGTGGCGGGCCGAGTTAAAACGATTTGGCAAGGTGCAAAAGTATTAACTGACTGGTTAAACAGTGGTACAGAACCAGTAACAGTTGATATAGCAAATGCACGTGCATTAAAGTGTGTAACCTGTAAATATAACGGTAAAGGCGATTTTAGTCGTTGGTTTACACAACCTGCAAGTGACTTAATTAAAAAACAGATTGAACAGGGTCAAGGATACGGTTTACACACAGATTACGATAATGACCTTAACATATGCGAACTATGTTTATGTCCATTAAAACTTAAGGTACATACACCTGCAGAATACATTAAAGCAAGTTTAACTGATCAATTAATTAAAGAACTTAAAACTAAAGCTGACTGGTGTTGGATATTAGACATATATCGGTAGGGTAACAGATGTTAACAGTTAATGTTGTATATGTATATCCTAACCTATTTCGATTTGAACGGTATGTACATCGGTTCGTACGAACATTTAAACAGTTTACACCAGGTAAAACTAAATTTTCTTTAGTAATAGTTGTTAATGGACTTGACCTATCAGAGAAACAAAAAGAGTTATTTGACGGGTTAAATCCAACCTTTATTAATCACGATAATTCAGGTAAAGACATAGGCGCCTTTATCGCTGCAGCAAATGCATTTTCAAATACAGCATTACAAGTTTGTTTCGGTACATACATACATTTTCACCAGCCGAATTGGTTAGATCGAATAACAGATGTATATGCATCGTACGGGCCGGGCTTATACGGTTGTTGGAGTTATGCTGAACCGCGCTTACACATTCGTACGACAGCATTTTGGTTACCAGCACAATTACTGTTAAGTTATCCAAGTTATGTCAGTTCAAGTACACGGTACGAATTTGAACATGGTAAAAATTCAATCTTAACTTGGGTACATGATAAACTCGGGTTTAACAGTTACATTGTAAGCTGGTCACGTACAGTTGATCCGTATATTGAACCGTATGCACCTAATCTAGATGATAGTTTAGTGTGGGATCAATTTACAGCTAGAACACCTGCAAGGTAACCAATGTACACTAAACCTATCTTAGTATTCTATCACTGTGCAATATCAGGTGGCCCACGTAATATTCAACCTGATTATAGTTTAGAGATTGTTACTGAACAGTTACTGTTATTACAAACAACAAAATTACTTGATGCAGCTACTTATGTACAAATCAATGTTAACGGAACAAAACCAGATGTAATTGCAGTTGCATCAATTTTACCGCCTAACGCTAAGATAATGTATATTTGGCATGGTGACCGTGCTGTAACTGAAATACCAACATTAAAATTGTTACGTGAAAGAGCGTTAACTACAGACAGTTACATTTTGTATTTTCACAGTAAAGGTGTATCTACACCCGGTAAACAAATTAATTGGCGTCGGCGCATGGAATTGTACTT